CAAGATTTAACTGTAGGGAGAGCAGAGAATGTATTAGATAACATTGGGGCAATCGCTGGTCCATTTGAAATTGGACCTATTGATGAAGCTATTGATATCACTACAGAAACAGAATTAATCAACACTTTTGGAAAACCACTCAGCACTGATGCTCAATATGAGTATTGGATGACTGCTTCATCTTTCCTTTCTTATGGAGGAGTTCTCAAAGTAGCAAGAACTGATGACACTGATCTTAATACTGCTAATGGCAACAGAAGCCATCAGACAGTAGATACAAGTTTAAAGATTAAAAATTATGATGATTATGTAGCAAACTATGCTGGCGCAGGTCAGACATATGGTTATGCTGCTAAGACACCTGGTACATGGGCAAATAACCTTAAGGTTTGCTCTATTGATAACCAAGCAGACCAAACAATTGGTATAGGAACCACTTCTGGGGTATCAGTTGGTATGGGTGTTAGTGTTTCACTTACATCTCAAATCATAGCAGGAGTAGGAGGAACTTCTGAGTTTACTGGATATCTTAAAGGTATTATTACTGGACTTGGAGCAACAACTATTGATGTTAAGATAACCAATAGGGTTACATCTCTTGGTGTATCAACTGATATAACTTATGCTCAAGGAGATCAAGCAAGATCTTTTGTAGCAGGAAATAATGTTAGCATTATTAATGCTTCCGCAGTTGGTATTGCTACCTTCGCTACAGTTGGTGGAAATTATGTTAAAGATTGGTATGATGAGCAAACTCTTGGATTAACAAACTCCACAATATATTGGAAGGCTATTGCACCTAAACCACTTACTTCACAATGGGCAAACGATAGATCTGCTAAGAATGATGGCATACATGTGGTAGTTGTAGATGACCTTGGAGATGTAACTGGTATACAGGGAAATATTCTTGAGAAAAATTTAAACTTATCTAAAGCAACTGATGCAGTTTCTGCAGAAAATGCACCTCAGAAGATATTCTATAAAGATTATCTTGCACTTTATTCCAAGTATGTTTATGCAGGGGATGATCCTTCTGATGGTTCAGATGGATTTACAGCAGCATCAGGATTTAGTTCTGGATATACTGCTGTCACTACTGCTTCTGGTGGTTGGAATAGAAATGCACAAGGAATAACTTTCAATGTAGTTGGAAATGATACTTACACTCTTACTGGTGGTAAAGATTACTCTTCTACTGGTGGATATGAAGCCACACTTGGAAACTTGATTACATCTTACAACTTATTCTCTAATAAGGATGAGATAGCAGTTGATTACTTATTGATGGGTCCTGGATTAAGTGGTATTAATGATTCTCAAGCAAAGGCAAATAAACTTATTTCTATTGCTGGAGAAAGAAAAGACTGTATGGCAGTCATTTCACCTCATAGAGCTGGAGTTGTTAATGTAACAAATACAGATACTCAAACTGATAATATAATTAAATTCTATAGTCCTTTATCTTCTTCATCTTATGCAGTATTTGATAGTGGATATAAGTACACCTATGATAGATTTAATAATAAGTTTAGATACATTCCAACTAATGGTGATGTAGCTGGTTTGATGGTAAGGACAAGTGTTAATTCATTCCCTTGGTTCTCACCTGCAGGACAACAAAGAGGAATCTTGAACAATGCAATTAAACTTGCATACAATCCAACTAAGGCACAAAGAGATCAACTCTATCCACTAAGAATTAACTCTATAGTTAATCAACCTGGAACTGGTATCATGCTCTTTGGAGATAAGACTGGTTTAGCATATGCATCTGCATTTGATAGAATCAATGTTAGAAGATTATTCCTAACAATTGAGCAAGCATTACAGAAAGCAGCAGAAGCACAACTCTTTGAACTTAATGATCAAGTCACAAGAGCAAACTTTATTAATATTGTTGAACCATATCTAAGAGATGTGGAAGCAAAGAGGGGACTTTATGGATTCCTCGTTATTTGTGATGAAACAAATAACACTCCTGATGTGATTGATAATAATGAATTCAGAGCAGACATCTTCTTGAAGCCTGCCAAGTCAATCAACTATGTTACTCTTACATTTGT